TACAGATCCAATCAAGCCTTGGAGTAGAGTGTCAACAACGCTTACGAAAGGTCCAAATGGACCGGCCGTTGCATGTTCACATCTCGATGCCAAAGCTGTGGTACAAAATCCAGAACTTGCATCATCCTTAGAGAAACTCAATTATGCCTTAGGGCAGAATTGGATTACTTATTGGATGAAGAAACAAGCTGAATTATGTCCCCACGAAGGTACAGGACTTCACACTGGTAGGTTAGGCTTCTCAGCCGAACCTGCAGGTAAGACTCGTATCTTTGCGATTGGAGACTACTGGAGCCAACTTTCATTGAAGCCTATACAGATTGCTCTGTATAGGACACTACGAACAATAAGGATGGATGCCACTTCTAACCAAGATAAGAGTTTTAAGACTCTTATGGAGGATAGTAAAGGACACCCTACTTATTGTTTTGATCTATCATCAGCTTCAGATAGGATTCCTGCAGTTATGCAGAAACACCGTCTTAGATTGATGAAAGGTCAAGATGTAGCCGATAGTTGGTACTCAGTAATGACGCAACGGGACTTTTATATTAAAACCACAAAACAAAATGTCAGGTGGGAAGTAGGTCAACCTTTAGGTTTACTGTCTTCTTTCCCTAGTTTTGCTTTATGGCATCATGATATCATCCAGTTTGCAGCGAATTGGGAGAATTTTCATCAAGGAAAATCCTTGAAAATATTCAAACAATATCGTCTGCTCGGAGATGATGTCGTGATATTTAATACAAAAGTGGCACGACGCTACCAATGGCTACTTAAGCGTATTAATATTCCTATTAATATGCAAAAGTCTGTCATAGGTGACAAAGAGGCTTCCCAAATAGAGTTTGCCAAAAGGCTTTCTCTACGAGGGAAGGAAATGAGTTCAATCAAACATAATATCTTATCCAAGAACCACATATTAGATATGTTGGATCTGGTAGAGATATTAGGTAAGAGAGAATTCATTTCAACAACAGATACAGATCATTACGGTTTGCATCAGATCCTCAAGTCGAAGGAACTTCAGCACCTTGAATACCTGATTTGGTTAAGATTCTCTTCATCCCCAACATTTTATTGTCGGTCAGATGAACTCAGAATCAATCGTGATGATATAATTCAAAGAATTACATCAATGCGATCCAATATCATGATAGAAAAGGTCATGGCCACAAAATATCTTCATGTGGATGATTTATTTCCACTATTAAAAAGAAATTTTACCACCATGGGCGTGTCTTGTAATGAAAAGACCTTGGCGAATAGGGACATAGAATATTTCTTCGGAACCCCGATAATTAGGGATCTTCCGAGTAACTTTCCAGAGAGTATTCTCTCGAATACTCACCCTATCGTGCTGGCATTAAATCAGACTTACCTTGAACAACAAAATACTAAGTTCACAGTATTGGATGACTTAAATCCAGATACCGTCTCTCCTGTTGAATACTTACCAATAGTATCATGCAAAAGTTACTTTCATAGTCGAACGACTATTAATCGTTACTTGAGCAAGATATTACTGGCGTGTCTCAAAGACGCGTTGGATGAACAACGATCTCAAAAGACTGTAAACTAGCAGACTCATAGAGCCTGCAACAGGGATTATAATATGTTGCAGTAGGTTAGACCGAGCTAATACAGCCTTCAACCCCTCGC